GGAAAGTACATGAACATTTAGGTTTAGAAAGGATGCATGATAAACCTCTTTTAATGAGAGACATTATGCACAAGGAAGCAGATATTGAGAATAAAACTCATACTGCATTTAGGTTTGATCCAGAATTAATTGATAAAGCCGTAGTTGATTATGAAACCACACTAAACAAAAATTTAGGAGGTAAATTACATCAATTAGGCAAATTAAGTGATGATGTTGTTTTGGCAGGATTAGATGGTGCCACAGGAATCAATGCAATGAATTTTGCAACAGCCTGTGGGTTTCCAATGTCAGGTCCCAAGACAAAACTTGTTAGTAAGTCTTCTAGGGAGGTTGAAGGAATTTCATGCCCTAGGGATATAGACCCCAAAGTTTTGGAGGAGGTTAAGAAACTCGAAGAAACTTTGTTGAAAGGAAATAGAATCAATACCGTATTTAAGGCTTCATTAAAAGACGAACCCACGAAAATTGGGAAAAAGAAAGTACGTGTTTTTGCTGGTAGTAATATTTATTTTATCATTTTGGTAAGAAAATATTTTTTAACTATTTCAGCTTTAATGCAAAAGAATAAGGAAGTTTTTGAATGCGCAGTTGGTTTAAATGTAGAATCACCTGAATGGACTTCAATGATGAAACATGTGTACAAGCATGGAGTAAATAGAGTTGTCGCAGGAGATTATAAATCTTTTGATGGACGTATGTCACCAAGATTTATGTTAGCGAGTTTTAAAATTTTAATTAATTTAGCAGAACGTAGTGGACATTATGATGCGGATGATTTGATGATTATGCGCGGAATTGCCACAGAAATATGCTCGCCAACATATGATTATTTTGGGACATTAGTACAGTTTTATGGATCTAATCCTTCGGGACATCCATTGACTGTTGTTACTAATTCATTAGTTAATAGTTTGTATATGCGTTATGTATATTACAAAATTGCACAAGAAGAAAAATGGTGGAAAGTACCAGTATTTTCAGAAGTTGTTGCATTATTGACATATGGAGATGATAATATTATGTCCGTTAAAGAAGGATATGATTCATATAATCATACCAATATTGCTCGTGTTTTAGCCGAAAGTGACATTACTTATACTATGGCAGACAAAGAAGCCGAATCAGTACCATTTATACATGGTTCAGAAGCAGGTTTTTTGAAACACAATGCAGTTTGGGACGAT